TTACAGGCAAGCAGCGAGGGCGGCTTCGAGCGCACTCTCGTACTTGAGGTGCAGTGGCAGGTCGCGCGCGATGGCCAGCACCTTCTCGCCGTCGCTGGCGCCGGGCCTGAGGGTCTGGGTAGCGAACAGCGGGCGCGGCGGCAACGCCCCGATGCAGGGCGAGCGCACCGGCACGCGGACTGTCTGGATGGCCGGCCCGGCGCTGGCGCAGCCGACCAAGGGCAGCAGCAGCAGCATCAGCAACGCCAGCAGGCAATACCTGCGCCAGCGCAAGAACGTTGAACTCATCGGATGGACTCCAGGATCATGTTGACCGCAGGCATGGCTTCGGCGCAGGTGGTGGCCCTGGCATCGCGCACTTGCGCCAGCGCCTGGTCGAAACGCTTGCCCTCGGCCGCGGCGAGCTGGCGCGCGGCCTGGCCGCGCAGGTCGGCGGCCGCCTTCTGCCCGGCCAGTTCCACCATGGCGCTGTTTTGCTGGTCGAGCGCGGCGCCGCAGGCGGCACGCTGGCCGCGCTCCGTACGCAGCTCGGCAAGGGCGCTATCGCGCTCGCGCAGCGCCAGGAACCAGCCGGTGCCGCTGGCCACGCTGGCCATGCCAAGCACCAGCAGCAGGACGGCGGCGATGGGTTTCCACAAGAGCGCGTTCATGGCAGCGCTCCCAGGCACATCGCTTGCTCGGTGGCGCGCCGCCTGGTCAGGCCGGGCAAGACGATGCCCTTGGCCCGGTTCCAGCGCGGCAGCTCGTTGCAGGCGCCGACCGTGTCGCCGGCATTCATCTTGCGGGCGAGCGTGGAGCTGCATAAGTTCGCCTGGCCGACGTTGTAGGCGAACGAGACCAGCGCGGCGCGCCGGTAGTCGCCCAGCGGCGCGCGGATGCAGGCGTCGACCGCGCGGTTGGCGATCGCCAGCGAGTCGGCCAGCATGGCCTCGCATTGCGCCGGCGTGGCGCGCTGGCCGAGGCGCACGCCCTTGGTTTCGCCGAAGCAGATGGTGGGAATGCCGACCGGGTCAAGGTAGGCCGCCTGGCGCAGCCCTTCGAAGCCGGCCACCATCGTGAGCGCGAGCGCGACCCAGCCGGCGCGCCGTGGATTGGTCATTACCATGGAGTTCTTTCTGCGCCATCAGGCGCGAGATGTTTGCGAACCGCGTCGTGCCGGCGAAGCGGCATAAAAAAACCGCCCGAAGGCGGCCGGCGCTGACGTGCGCGCGCTCAGTCGATCGAGGCGGAGGTGATAAACAAGGTGTCGATGTCGGCCGGCGTGAGGTCGAGCACCTGCCGGATGCCTTCGACCAGCCAGTGGTCGCGCCGGACGTTCTGCGCATACTCGAGGTACGCGCGCGCCTGCTCGCCATCGACGCCCGGCATCGCATCGACAAACGTCTTCACCGCTGCCATGTGCCCGGCAGCGATGAGCGCGAGGCGGGCATTGAGCATCGGCACGGACGGCGGCACCACCGGCACGGCGGCCGCCGCTCGATCCGCGTGAACCTGCGCAATTTCTTCTTCGCTCATCGGGCGGGTGAAACTGCCGATGTCTTTATCCCAGCCGCACACAATATATTCTTCGCTCATCACATCACCTTTTTATAGCCATAAACTTCGATGCTGCCTTTTGCCAGAAATTTGGCGTACACGCCCCCGGGTACAAATAAGCGAAATCCACTGATTGCACTTGCTCCGAGGTAAAAGCCTGCCGAGTTGTTCACGCCTGGGCTATTCGAATTGTTAACACTGCTGTTAGCAGACCAGCCTTTTGCGGTGTTAGTTCCATTTGCGTTGAAGATGTTTATTTCACCGAACATGGATGCGTTATACAAGGCGGCCAATACGCGGCCCGACGTATCTGTCTGCATGCCGGTTCCTGTGCCGCTATCAAGCGAATTCCACGGATACCTGGAATTTGCATCAACAATCCCGGCAACAGCGAAGCGGAGACGAACATGCTCACCGGGGGTGCCTGACCCTTCCATCGTCCTGATTTTGATCAAGTAATTATCGTAAGCGGAAGAGAAGATGTTTAGAAAATCAATGGTCAAAGCACTAGCGGCTGGAACGACTGAAGCCAGTAATACCAACGCGGTATCGTCAATTAATGCGAGCCGGCCATTCTTATCCGGCATTTGATATTCGCGCGTCACACCGGGCGAAATAAGGTCGGCTTTGAATTTGCCTTGCTTCGTATTATCAGCAGCATTCTTCACTATCGGATTCGCATCCGAGAATGCGGCCGTGACGCCGATCGTCGCCGCGCTGGCCGCCGCCGCCGCCGCGTTGTCGGACGCGGTCTTGGCGCTCGCCGCCGCGTTAGCGGCGCTGGTGCCGGCCTCGCCCGCTTTGGCTGTCGCAATTTTTGCCGACTCGGTCACGCTGGCGACAGCCTTGCTCGCGGTGTCCTGCTTGCCGCTGAGATCGAGCGTCAGCGCATTGATCTCCGTAGTGAAGTTCGGGATGCTGGTGGCGAAGTAGGTGTCGCAGTCGGCACGGAAAGTCGGCGCGGTGCGGTCCAGTGGTGGGATGGCAGTGATCGTCATTGGGAGGGTCCTTCAATTTCAAGGTTGCAAAGGTGGTAGTGCGGATAGGTAACCACCATTGAAAAGTCTGTATAAAAACCGGAATAATCATCGACGGTCGAGCCGCCCGTGGTGCGCCCGATTGCCGGCACCAGCCCCTGGCCGACTGCGCCGGCGTGGCGCGCTGGCGGAGGCGCACGCCCTTGGTTTCGCCAAAGCGGATGGTGGGAATGCCGACCGGGTCAAGCCAGGCGGACAGGCGCAAGCCCTCGACGCCGCCGACCAGCGTGACCGCGATCGCGCACCAGCCCACGCTGTTTAACGCTGGCCATCGCGCAGTTCCTCCTGCGCCATCAGGCGCGCCACAAACGCCAGCAACGACACCAGCGCGCCGATGCCGGCGAACACGCCGTTCGGCACGTCCGATGGCTGGGCGATGGCGATGAAGACCTCGGCGGCGCCGAGCAGGCCGGCGGCGGCGGTAAATTTCAGGCTCCAGGCTTTGTGCAGCACCCTGGGCCAGTCGCGGATTAATCCCATTTTCTTCGTCCCCGTTTGGCGCGGTGCGCCTTCATGGGCGCCGAGTGATAGAACTGGAATCCGATCCACAAGATCGATACGAGCGCCGCCAGCGGCGGCAGAAATCCGAAAAACGCGGTGACAGCAAGCCCGTATGAAATGCCGTCGAACATATTTTTGATGTGTTCCATTGGCTCCCCTTGGCCTGCTGGTCATTGATGCGTTAGCGACCGTGCCGCGCGGGCAGGTCGGTGACGGGAGGCAGGCGCGGGCCTGATCCTCCCGGTGATGTGGCGTTGGTTTACTCGAAACTGGCGGCTTCGCTGAACAGCACGTCCATGGCGGCCGGTTCGAGCCGCAGCGCCTGGCGCACGCGTTCGACCAGGGGATGGTCGCGCCGCAGGCTGGTGGCGAATTCGAACATGGCGCGCGCCTGTTCGCCGTCGGTGCCGCCGGCCTCGGCCAGGGCGGCGTTGACGGTTGCCATGTGACCGGCCCCGATCAGCGCCAGGCGCAGGCCCAGCATCGAGACCGAGACCGGTACCGGCGCCGGCGCCAGCTGCCACGCTTGCTGCCAGTGACTGCCGGCCGGCTCGACGCCGTTGCGGATTGCCTGCAGGCCGGCTGGCGCCGCCGGCGGCGCCGTCGGCACGATCCAGTCGGCGTCGAGCGGTTCCCAGTCGAAGGCGAACGACACGCGTGGGTAGTGGTCCTTGTAGGCGGCTTCGGTAACGACCGCGCCGCTGTCTTTCATTCGAAGTTCTCGCATTTTTTTCCTTTATTGCCAATAAGTGATGGTGATGTAGCCGTTGCCCGTGATTGACAGGTAATAGGTCTTGCCTGCGGTGATCTGGACATTGGTTTGTGTGACCGGCGTGGCCGGTCCCGCATAGCCGCCCGAAAAATGCAGGGTGTCGAACCCCGAGGATGGCTGGCCGCCCAAGGCAGGTCCCCATGTCTGGTACGACACTGTCGCAGTCCAGGCTCCGTCTTGCGATCCGCTCATCGGCCCGTTCACCGGCCCGGAGTACTTCCAGTTCCAGGGAAATGAGACCACCGCACTTCCAGCGACGAGATCGGCAGGGCGGTGATATACCGATGTGCTTGTATATCCGTTGAGGAACTGCTGAAATATCGACTCGTTCCAGTACCCTGCCGCGCCCGAGTTAAGTGATTCGGCCACGCGATTCACTTCAAGGGTGGCATATTCCCAGGTGATGCTGCCTGCTCTGTCGCCCCCATGAATTTGCTGAAGAGTGACACTGACAGCGACCCCGGATTGCGGAATACGTTCCGCGGCACGCCCATCGTCGCCCTTGCCTGTCACGCTGATCAGATGGTTCACATTGCCCGGCGCCGTCCAATATGTCGACGAGGTAAACGTTTGCGTCACCTGCTGCTGCACCGGCGGCACATACGGCTTGACGTTGGTCGCCGCCAGCATGCGCAGCGCACTCATCGCACCACCTTGCCGAACACGCCGGCACTGCCCAAGCGGGTCCAGAGCACGATGAAATCGATGCCGTTGGACTGCAAGGCGTAGCCCATGTAACTGAACGTCGGACTGCTGGTGCCGTCGTAGCGGATCCAGTTGATGGCCGGCCAGGTGATGGTCGCCGCGCCCAGGTTCACGCCCTCGATCATCAGCTCGCCATGCGTGCCGGCCGCGGGCCAGTTGTTGATGACCAGGGCTTGCGCGCCCGTGCCCGGCGCCCAGCGCTGGTGTCCGCCGTTGTTGTAGTCCAGGACATTGATGTTGTTCGCGTTGAAAAAGGCCCGGGTGCGCGCATCGAGGTCATCGATCATCGCCAGGGTGCCGTTCTTGTCGGGAATGGTCAGCGTGCGAATCACGCCCGTCGTCAATCCCGCCAGATTCATCCTGGCCTGCTTGGTCGCGTCGGTCGCATTTTTGGCGAACGGCGTGGCGTCGGAATACGCGGCGCTGGTGCCGATGGTCGCGGCGCTGGCGGCCGCTGCGGCCGCGCTGTCGGACGCGATCTTGGCGCTGCCTGACGCGCTACCGGCGCTGGTGCCGGCCTCGACCGCTTTGGAGCTCGCGGTTTTCGCGGACTCGGTCGCGCTGGCGGCGGCCTTGCTGGCGATGTCTTGCTTGCCTGTCAGATCAAGCGCCAGCGCATTGATCTCCGTGGTGAAGTTCGGGATGCTGGTGGCGAAATAGGTGTCGCAGTCGGCACGGAAGGTCGGCGCGGTGCGGTCCAGTGGTGGAATGGCAGTGATCGTCATTGGGAAAGTCCTTCAATTTCAAGGTTGCAAAGGTGGTGGTGCGGATAGGCAACCACCATCGAGAAGTCTTTATAGAAACCGTAATTAATCATCGGCTCGAAACCGATCTGGTCGGTGCCGATGTAAATGCAGGGAATCGCGCGCAGTGCCGCCAGCGAACGGAACAGCTTGTTGAACTCGGACGCCTCGGTCACCACCTGCAAGGTGCCGCGTTTGCTGAAGGCGCCTTCGACCACGTCGAAGTTACCGAAGCGGTCTTTCTCCTTGCGGCTGTAGTCGACAATGCCGACCGTCGAGCCGCCCGTGGTGCGCCCGATCGCCAGCACCTGGCCGACCTGCAGCACGCCGACCGCGACCCCGGTAGTGCTCTTGAGCTGCACGTTCAGCTCGCCCGCCGAGTAATGCTGCGGCAGGTCGGTCAGTACGAAGTCGCTCAACTGCTCATAGTCCAGGAAGAACCAGTCGTAGACGCTGGTGATCAGGGTGCCGTCGAGATTGATGGTGCGGCTGTAGACCACCTTGCCGCCGGGCGCGTCGCGCAGCGTCACGATCGCTTCGCGCCCCACCAGTTCCAGCATGCCCAGGCCCGAAATGCCGCCCGGCCGCATCACCGCCGTCAGGCTGGTGCCGGCCTTGGTGGTGGTGCCGATCTTGCGGTCGAACATGGCCCACTTGTTGGTCGGGCCCGCCGGCAGCCAGTTGACGGTATCGTTTTCCGGCAGGACGTTGCTGACGCCGGCGGCCACGCGCTCGTACTTCATGTGCGTGGTGGTGCGGATCACCACGGCCCCCGCGCCGTAGCTGGTGCCCGGACTCCACACCACTTCGCCCACATCCGGTTCGGCCACGCTGCTGCTGGTGAGCATTGCGCCGCTGATATTGGTCGGTTTAATGACCTTCATTCCGCTCATGCGGTCTCCTTCGTTTTCAGTACATCATCGACAATCAATCGGCTCAGCATCGACACCAGTTTTGCGGTGTGGGTTGCGGTGGCGCGCGTTTCGGCGCGCAGCGCTTCGACTTCGGCCTGCAGGCGCTGGGCATCCGGGTTGCCGCCCACGCCGCCCTGCAAGCCCCAGTTCTGCGGCACTTGCATCGGTGGCTGATAGGCGCCAGGCTGCGGCATGCCGCCCGGCCCGTACGGGGCTGCGCCCTGGCCGGGCTGCGCCGGGTTCACTCCCATCGTGGCGCTCAGCAGCGCGCCGGTGACGGCCAGGCTGGCCGCCGTCTGCGCGCGCACCCGTTGCAGTTCGAGCATCGACGTCGCATTCGCTTCGGTCAGCTCGATCAGTTTCTGCGACAGGGTCGGCAGCATCTTGCCGGCCTCCATGTCGCCGGAACGGGCCTGCGCCGTGGCGATGGTGAAGGCCGACTGGGCGCTCGCCACCGAGTTCACCGAGGTGTCGTCGATCAGGCCGCGCAGCCGCTTGACCTCGTCAAAGATGGCATCGGTGACCGACTTCCAGGCATCGCGCAACTGTTCCGCCGCGCGCTGCGCTTCTTCGGCGATGCGTTTCTCGTCGGCCGCGCGCGCCGCGTCGGCCTCGCGCTTGGCCTGCGCCTGCTGTTCCTCCAGCTTCAGGGCGGCCAGCGTGTCGTACAGCTCGATCGTCTTCGGCTTCATGTCCTTGGTTTCCTCGGCGCGCAATTCGTCCGGGTCCATGCGCGACTTGAGGATGCTGTCGATCTGGTCCTGGATGACCTTGTTGGCCGATTTCAAGGCATCTGCCGCGTCCGCCGTTTGCTTGTACACTGCCAGGGAGTCGTACAGCTTGACCGTGGTCGCGTCCATCCCGGCGATTTCGAACGCACGCGCCTCCGAGACCTCCATGCTCGCTTTCCGGTAGACGTCGATCTGGTCCTGGATGGACTTGTTGGCCGATTTCACGGCATCTGCCGCCGCCGCCGTTTGCTTGTACGCTTCCAGGGAGTCGTACAGCTTGACCGTGGTCTCGTCCATCCCGGCGATTTCGAACGCACGCGCCTCCGTGACCTCCATGTTCGCTTTCCGGTAGACGTCGATCTGGTCCTGAATGGCCTTGTTGGTCTTGTCCAGCGCTTCCTTAGCAGCGAAGGTTTTCTGGTTCGCCTCGTCGGCGATGCGCCCGTTCTGGACCTTATCGAACAGATCCATGTTGCTCGGATCGATCAGCTCGGCGTCTATGGCACGCTGTTTGATACGCTGCTTGTCGCGATATGCCTCCGGCGTCATCGTCAGTTCATCGATCTGATCGCTCAACCCGTCGCGCTCGGCCTTGATCTCGTCCGGCGTGCGCAGTTTTTTGACCACTTTCTCGACCGCCGGATGAAGTTGTGCAAACGCTTCCTGGATATCCATCAGGCCGGCGTAGGTCTTGGCGCCGGACAGGGTGGTCAGATCCAGGCCGCCGACCAGTTCTCCCGTCGCATCGCGCGTGCCGAGGATCGCTTCCTTGAACTGGTCGCGGGTCTTGATCTGCGACATGCCAAGGCTCGCGAGTGCGGCCTCAACCGTCTTGGCGACCGGCGCCAGGCGTTCCGCTTCGGTCAAGTAGTTCTGGCCGAAGAAGGCGATATCCTTGCCGAACGATTCCATGCCGCCGCTGAGGTCGAGCAAGCGCTGGCGCGCCTCCAGCGAGCCCATGCCGACCGCACCGAAAGCGTCGCCCACCGAGGCCAGGGCGGCATCGATAGCGACAAATTCGGTTGCGATGCGCTGCAGCGTGGCCGCCGCCGTTTCACCATCCCTGCTCAGGCCGTCGATGGTGGGCAGCAGCAGGGTGGCCAGCTCGTTGCCGATGTCGCCGAACAGGGACACGATCAGTTCCTTGTTCTTGGCCTCGTCGCTGGTGAGTGCGAGCTTGATCGACTTGGTGTAGCTGTCGACCTGCGTCGCCTCGATGCCCAACTGGGCGCCGAAGCCTTTCACCGCCGTCATCAGATTCTTGATCGTGCCGTCGAAGGTGCTTTCACTGGCGGCGTCGAGCGCCCCGTCCCTCGTGTAGCGCTTGGTTTTGCGGAATATGCCGCCTTTTTCAACGATGTCCTGATACGTCTTTCCATCGAATCCGGATGCGTCGAACTTGCCTTCGATGCCGAAGTCTTTCACTTCGGGGTTCTTGCGGCCGAACAGGCGAGACACCGTGGAGGCGCCCGACAGCATGTTGGCCGTGGTATTGTCCAACCCGAGCTTTTGCAGACCCTTGTTCAGGTGCAGCATCGGCGCATTGAACGGCGCCACCGGGCCTGACGAGTTGATCGACCCGTTCTGCGCATCCCAGCCCTTCGCATAGAGCGATTTCGACAGCGCCATGCCGGCGGCAATCCAGCCCGCGATGGACATGGCGCCACCAGCGGCGCTGAAGCCGCCGCCCGTGGTGGTGCCGCTGGTGACTGCCCCTCCAGCGCCAGGCACCACATTCGAGGCCGCAGGCGTGCCGCGCAAGGTGGTGAAAAATGTTTTCCCCATGTTGGCCAGGCCGCCCCCACTGGACGCGGCTGCGGAAAACGCTTTATAAATCGACTGCCCGGCGCTGGAAAAATCAAAGCCGCCCGTGCCACCCGAACCGGGGCCACCGACTATATTGCCGACGACCTGCAACACGAGCGGCTTGATGAACATCTTGTAGATCTGGTCCGCAACCGAGGTCTTGAAGGTGGAGGTCAGCGATTTCGTAAACGACTTCCAGCCATCCTTGCCGTTGAGAAGCATATCGCTGAATCCCTTGCGGAACACATCTTCATATTGCTGAACCGACTTCTTCCACTCCTCGATCATCGGCTTGGCCGACTGGTTTTTGTACCACTGGTCGAACTGCGTCTGCAGTTTCTTTTGCGCATCGGTGCCTTCACCGGCGAGCGCGATCCGCTCGCGCCAGGTGTCGGCCTCGATTTCCAGCAGGGCGGCGCCACGCTCGCGCTCATCGAAAATCGATTCGGCCGCGAAGCGCTGGTTCTCGCTGGTCAGCGTGCTGGCGTAGCCAAGCGCCTTGGTCTGCGCCAGCGTCGCTGTTTCAATCTCGTCACGCAGCTCTTTTTCCAAACGCATCTGCCCGAGCATCTCGTCGGTCACCGGAATGCCGACCTTGCGCTTCTGGTCAAGTATTTTTTGCAACTCGATTTCCGAGCGTACCGACACGTTGGCCAGATCGCGCGCATCGCTCGATCTGCCGTACATGCTGTATTCCTGTGCAAGCGCATCTTTCGAGGCAAGCCTCGCCGCCGTGCTTTGCAGGATGTAGCCAAGCACATCATCCTCGGCCACTTTCAGCTTGAGGCGCCGTTCCGTCACGCTCAGCTCGGCCAGATTGGCCTGCACCAATGCCCACTGCTTTTCCGTCAACTTGACCTTGCCGGAGGCCAGATCCTGGTCCAGTTGGAGCGACAGCTTCTGACTTTCGCTCGCGTTCTCGTCGGTTTTCAGCGCAAGTTCGTTGGCCGCGATCCGATCGTGAATGGATGCAGTCAGCTTGTCGTAATCGTCCGGCTGGCCGGACTTGCCGTTCGTGCCCTTCTTCGGAGGAACAACCTTTTTCGGCTTGCCGCCGCTGGTTGCTTCCACCACCTTGTCGCCGAGCCGCTCGGTTTCGACCAGGCCGTCAATGTTACCGTTGATCCCGGCCAGGATCTGCTCGTGCGCTTTGACCTGCGCCTTCGCCGACTCGCGTGCACTGGCGGCATTGGCGTGATGCTGTTCACTGACCGAACGCAAGGAATTGGCATACGCGCGCACCTCGGAGGCGATACCCTTCGCGCCCATTTTGTCCAACCCGCCTGCAACCCAATCGGCAAAGCTGCCGAAACTGGTCGACATATTGCCAAGGGCGTCGGACCACGCTCCCTTTACGAGCGTGAACGCCTGTTGGCTGTAGAAGGAAATGTTCTCGAAACCAATCAGGATGGCACGCACGAATTCCAGGCCGGCAATGCGTACGATCTCGAATTCATTGCGCAGCCAGGTGCCGATCTCCCATCCGGCAAACGCGGCGAAGGCCACTCCCGCGGCGATCTGGAGTTTGCCCATCCAACCGCTGGCCGATTGGGCCGAGAGCGATACTCCGCCCAGGTTGGTGTTCAAGGTCGCCCACACGCCGCCGTTGATGATGACCGCAGCCGACACAGCAGCGATCATCCCCGGCACGGCGGCCAGCAAACCCGGCAGTGCAGCCAGGCCCGCCATCACCAGGCCATACGCCGCCGGAGCGGCGACGAACAAACCGAAAAACGCCGCCACGATCTTGGCCGCCGGCTCAATCGCCGATACCAGGATCGCGACGCCGCCGGCAACCATGCCGACGGCCTCGCCCACGCCTTTCACGAACGACTTGAAGCCCTCGCTGTCGGTCAGCTCATTGACCTTTTCCAGCAGCTTGACCAGCTGCGGCAGCAGATTCTCGGCCACCGACGTGCCCAGTTCACCGAGGCGCACCTGCAACTTGGCCATGTTCTGCGCGAACGCCGTCGCCGCGGCGGCGGATGCTTCGCTCGTTCCGGAAAACTTGCCGATATGCTCGACCACATCGTTCAAATAGGGCGTCAGCTTGGCGCCTGATGTGCCCAGCAAGTCTTGCTGGAGCGCCGTTTTAGCGACGCTTTCGGAATAGCCCTGGAGCTTGGTGCTTGCCTCGATCAGCACCTCGGCCGGATCGCGCAGGTTGCCCGACGCATCCGTGGCCGACACGCCCAGGCGCGCGAGCGCGTCCTTGACCTTGTCCGCCCCCTCGCCCACGCCACCCATATTGCCCGCCAGGCGGGTCAGCACGCGGTCGACTTCGCCGAAGTCCTGGCCCGTCATTTGCGCCACCTTCTGCATGCGCGAGAGCGTATCGACCGACGTGCCGGTGCGCTGCGCCATGTCGTCCAGGTCGGCCAGCCCGGTAATCGCGGCATTGATGCCCTCGAGCATGGCCCCGAACGAGACCTTTTCAAGCAGGCTGGCGCCGAATTCGATCAGCGATACCTTGGCCTTGCCAAGCATGCCATCGAGAAAAGACGTCGCTTGCGCAGCGCCGGTCAACTGCTCCGGCAACGGTACTGCCGCTGCGCTGACTGCCAGCAGGGCTTCGGCGCACAGTTCGCTGGCGCTGGTCACCTCCGTGAGCTTACCGGCCAGGTCCGCCATCGATGCGCCCTGCTTTTCGGCCGCGTCGGCAACGGTCCCGGCTGCCTCCGAGACCGCGGCGGCCGCGGCCTGGGCGTCGTCGCCCAGCTTGCCCATGCCATCGCCATCGCCAAGGTTGTCGAGGTTGCGGCCAGTCCTGGCCAGCGCCTCGTCGATCCTCTTCAGACCCGCTTCCACCTTACTCGTATCGAGCTTGATGGTGGTATTGTTTGTGATGTCCGGCATGGGAAGTCCAAATAAAAATGCCGCCCGCAGGCGGCTAGGTTTTTGCGAAAATACAGTTCAGTGCGGCCACTTCCATGACCTGGATATCGCACTCGAGCTGGTCGTACTCGTCCGGGCTCAAGCCCATCCGGTCCATCTTGCGAAACAGCACACCGTAGTCCAGGCCGGTCGGCCCGGCCATCCCGATGCGCCACTGGGTGCGCATGAACTGAAACAGCGAGAACGCCATCAGGTTGTCCGGCCAGGGCGTGACCGCTTCGCCTGCAAAGTCCTGTGCCGTCAGTCCCGCCGCCTCCAATTCGTCGGCGCCCGGGGCTGTGCGGTAAAGGTGCTCTGCAAGCGCGATCAGTTTTTTGCGCGCGCGCCCGTCAGTTCGCCGAAGTAGGCGCCAATGACTGCCTGGGCCGCGCCCATGTAGCGCTGTACCAGCTTGTCGAGCGAGGCGGCGTCGAACGGTTCGTCCAGGTCCCAGCCGCTGGCGATGTCGAGCAGTACGTCGGCATCCTTCGGGCCATCGCCCTTGGTGCCGTCGTCGGCGTCGGCGCTGGCTTTCAGGTTCTCGGTAAAGGCCTTGAACTCGTCGCGCGTGCGGTGCTTGAAGGTGAACATGATTTCAGCTTCGCCGCCGCCGGGAATGGTGATCGTGACCGGGGCCTTGAAGGTTGGGGCCACGTTCAGGGAAAATTTTTGTTTGGTGTTTGTCTTGGTCATTTTTTGCTTTCAGAAGAAAAAAGACCCCCAGGGATCAAGCCGGGGGCGTAAAAGACCCGCAATAGCGGGCCACAGACAACAAGGTACTTAGGCGATGTAACGGACCGGACGGCCTTGCAGGGCCATGCCGGCCTTGACGGCCATCAGGCTGCCCTTGGTCAGCGATGGCGTCTCGTCAAAGGCGAACACGCCGTTGTAGAGAATGAAGCCACCGGCCGGCAGGGTCGCGCGCAGCGCCGTCGGGTTACGCGATTGCGATGCGTTCTTCAACGCCTGGTAGCCGGCCAGCGACGGATCGTCGGCGATTTCCAGTGCCAGCGATTGGGCCGACGTGGTGGTCGGAATCTGGCTGTCGAAGTCCTGCTCCAGGAAGGAGTAGGTCTGGTACTGCGGTTCGCCGCCCGAGCTGGTGCAGCCCATGATCTGGGTGATCTGGGTCCAGGCGTTGATCTTGCGGATCGTGCCCACGCCCGAACCGATCGGGAACAGGGAGGTGGACGTGGTGTCCAGCGCTTCGGCCACGATGGTGGTCGGGGTCGGCGCCTTGACGCGGAACACGCGGCCATTCGCACGGCTCCAGCCGGAGGTGAATTCGAAGTAGTCCCCGGCGACCAGGGCATTGGCCACGGTCAGGACGGCTTCGGCGCCGTTGCTTGCCGCGGTAACGGCGATAGGTGCGGCATACGCGTTCGCCAGAGCGAGAACAATGCCATTAGGGAGAGATACGGCCAAAATAGTGCCTTTCCGGTCGATGTCGACCGATATAGTTGACCCGTGAGGGCATAAAAAAACCGCCTCGGTGGGCGGTCGGTTGTAACCCTTGCGGGCAAAGTAAATGGCGCCCTGCGGCGCCGTGTCAGACGAAAAATTCGAATTCCTGCGTGGTGATGGCGGCGCCGGTCGTGCTGTCGATCATCGGGTTGCGGTAGCTAAGCACCGTGGTCTGCAGGGCGGTGGCGGCGCGCAGGACCGCTTCCGCCGCCTTGCCGATGGCGGCAGTTTCCAGGTTCGTGCTGCCCCATGTGGTGACCGCCACCCGCACGATCTCTCTTGCCGGTGCGCTGCCGTCCAGGAAGGAGAGCGGCGTTCCTCCCGTTACGCGGAAGGTGATGCAAGGGCGCGGCGTGACGGATGGATGGACATCCTGAAAGACGCGCCCTCCGACCAGGGGCGCGAGTGCCGCCGTTACCATCGTTTCCATGCCCATAAATGTACCTGTCGATCCATGTCGCTGTTCAAAGACGCGGCGCCGGAAAAGCGCGCGCGCAAACGAAAAAGCCCGCTGTCCTTGCGGAGCGGGCCTTGTGCGTCAGGGTGATTTTACTGCCGTCGGTTCTGACGCAGAAATCACATCTAACACCACCATACTAATGGAAGAAGCGGCGCGTGGCAATGTGATTTCTCAGTTTTGGCGTCAGCATGTGTTCGGCGCGCGCGATGGCGTCGGGCAGCGACAAATCGGGGAAACGCCACACCGTCGCCACCCCGCGCGCCCTGCGCACGGCCCACCATTCCACGCGCGGCAGGTCGTTGATCATGACGTCGATCGCTTCGCCGGCGCGCATGAAATCCTTGGTGTCCTGCGGATGGCCCCAGCCCTGCGAGACCTGGTTGTCCTTGAGCGCGATCCAGCGCGTCCAGACCGACATGGCGTGCTCGAACGGCGACGCCGGCTGTTGCGCCGCGGGCGCCGCCTGGGCGGCCGGGTGTTTGGATTTGACGATCATGATGCGCTCCTGATTCTATGTGTATCTGTATGTGTGTGTGGGCAGGCCCGCCGCCGTGGCGCGCGGGCCTGATCAATGTGTTGCTGGCCGCTGCGCAGTGCGGCCGCTTAATCGAAACCGCGCAGGCGCGCAGCGGGATCGGCGTCGCGCTGGTTCGGCGCCTGCCAGGCGTACTGCAAGTCTTCGAACCTGGTCTGGTTGCCGATGTACTGCACGCCCACGGTGCCGGTGGCGCCCTGGCGCTGCTTGCCGGTGATGACTTCGCAGATGCCGCGCTCGCGCGTGGCCGGGTTGTACATCTCGTCGCGGTACAGGAACAGGACGTTGGCCGCATCCTGCTCGACCGATCCCGACATCGCCAGGTCGGCCATGATGGGACGCCGGTTGTGGCGCTTCTCGCAGTCGCGGTTGAGCTGCGCCAGCAGCAGCACGGCGCAATCGAGCTCCTTCGACAGCGCCACCGCGCCGCGCGTGTGTTCGCCGATGTCGTAGGCCTTGTTCTCGTTGCCGCCGCCGGTGATGAAACTGAGCTGGTCGATCACCAGCAGATCGAGTCCGTGGCGGCGCTTGATGGCGCGCGCCTTGGCGCGGATCTCCAGCATCGACAGGCTGCTCGCATCGTCCACGTACAGGTTCAGTTGTCCGTTGGCCGCGCACGCCGCCGCCACCTTGTCCCAGGTGGCGGCATCGCCCGCGTGCGGGTTGCGCAGCCACGCCACCGGTATGCCGCCCAGAGCCGCGATATTGCGGTCGCTGATCTGGGTGCGGTTCATTTCCATCGACAGGAACAGGGCGGTGCCCTCGCGCGCCACGTTGCGCGCCATCGCCAGGCCCATGGCGGTCTTGCCCATGCCGGGACGCGCCGCCAGCACCGACAGCGTGCCGCGTTCGAGTCCGCCGTCAAGCTGGCGGTCAAGGTCGCGAAAGCCGGTCGGGATCGCGCGCACCAGGCCATCCATGCGCTGGGTCAGCAGTTCGACATAGCCGCCCAGCAGTTCGGCGCTGTGCAGCGGCGCGCCTTCTTCCTTGTTCAGGGCCAGCGCATCGAGCTTGTGCGCCATGCGGTCGAGCACCACGCGCGCCGGTTCGAGCGCGCCGCTGGCCTCGCTCTGCGCTTCCAGGCCGAAGGCGTCGAGCGCGCGCAGCATGGCGCGGTCGCGCACGATCGCGGCGTGCTTGACGACGTTGGCCGCGCTGGCCGCCGAGGCCTGCAGCGCAAACAGGTAAGGCAGGCAATCGGCCACGCGTTCCTTGAGCGTGTCGGCCAGGGTGATGGCGTCGGCGCGTTTGTTGTCCATCACCTGGCGTACCATCTCGGCGTAGATCAGGCGGTGATCGGCACGATAGAAGTCGTGTTCAAGCAGGGTCGGAATCTTGTCGAGCGCGCCGTTGTCGACCAGGATGGCGCCCAGCACCGCCTGTTCGGCGCTGATGCTGAAAAGGGGCCGGCTCAAGCGCTCGCCTCGTGCTGGCGCCTGGCTTGCTGGCCGCTGGTGGTGAGGGCGTACGCGCCATCGGGCAGGATGTACCACAGGCGGAACCAGTTGCCCTTGACCGACTTGGAAAACACCGTGGGCCACGACTTGTACTGCTTCGCGCCCTCCAGGCTGTAGCGCTCCTTGAATTCGAGCCACTGCAGGCGCAGGAACTCGGTCGGCACGCCCACCTTGGCCGCATAGTCGAACACCGCATCGTCGGCGCGAATCGGCTTGTCGTCGGCCAGCTTGCATTGCTCGAGGTAAGCCGGGAGCGAGATGGCGCCCGACGCACGGCGCCTGGCCGGAGCCGCCGCTGCGATCGGATGCCCGGCCACGATCGGGTCTGCGGAAACAGGCGGGGTCAGGGCAAGTTTGTTTACGTCTTCTCTTCTCTTCTCTTCTTTAGCTAACGGGGCGCTAACGGCGGCGCCGTTAGCATTCTCGCCATCGGCCACCGATGCGGGTGTGGCAACGGCGCCGCCCTGCGTTCTGGCGCGCGCACCGGCGGCGTGCGTGGCCACGCGGCGCGCGGTGGTGGCGCGGTTCTTGGCAGACGAACCGTTATGTTCGTCGAAGCGCAGCAGGCTGATGCCGCCGTCGGTGTCGCTGATCCATCCGACCGCCAGCAATGCCGCGCCAAAGCCGTCGATGCCGGTCTTGCGGTCGATGCCGGCCATACTCAGACCCGGCATATGACCGCTCTGGGTATGCTCGTCGGCAGTGGCCCACAGCCAGTACAGCGCGCCGACCACCGTCGCTTCGCCCTTGCCGCTCAGGTCGCACAGCCGGGACACGCGCGGATCGCTCCACAAATTGGTGCGCATCTTGATCCATTCTCCTGCCATTGATTACCTCCGTTGCGAATGACCGCGTTTCAGAACCGCTATCAGATAGCGGCATAGTTCGTGTGCCAGCCGGCGTTTCTCGGCGCGCGTGCGCAGATGGCGCAGCTGGCCGGCGGCGCGCAGCGCGGCGCGCTGGTCCGCCGTGTCAGGCCGACCGCGCATGCTGGCCGGCGGCATGAGCGGCGCCCTCGTGCGCCGCAATGCCGGCGGCGCCGCGCGCTGGCCCGGTCGGGCCGAACAGGGCGGCCACCAGCGGGTCGCGGAACGGATGGCCCTTCCATTCGGCAGCCAGGACGCGCTGGATCGGGTGCGGGTCGTGCTCGGGGGCGTCGTGCGCGTCGGCGGCGGACTTGTACACCATGTGCGCGCGCCGGGTGCGCGGCTCGCGCGCGATGGCGCCCTCGCGAAACAGCAGCAGGCATTGCTGGCGCACCTGCTCGGGGTCGACGCCAAGCCGCTGCGCCAGCGGGATCACTTGCGTGGGGCCGTCCACCAGGGCGTTGACGATGCTGGTGCGCAGCGCTTCGGTCCAGCGCGCTTTCATGCTGTCCTCCAGTAGCTGTCGATGGCGTCGGCCAAGGCGTCGCCATCGAGGCGGTGGCGCAACTGCATCAGCTCCGCGGTGACGCCGCGCAGGGCGAAGGTGGCGTTGCGGCTGTCGCGCCAGGCACACGCCATGGCGAGCACCTGGCGTGCCTCGTGATTGAGTTCGGGTAGAACGGTCATGTGTCTTCCTTCTGGTGAAAGCGCCACTGGCGCGGACGTGGGGGTGCAGCCGCCATCGCTGCTGGCGATGGCGCTGGGCTTTTGGTGGAACCGGGTAAAACCGAACAGCCGGGTCAGGCCCGGCGGGCGTCTCCGTGCGCGCCGGCGGGCGGCGCATACACATCGTTGTGACAAATCGTGCAGCCGACCGACGCCGCGTAGCGGATCAGCCGGGCCGCCACGTCGGGCGGCATCGATTGCCCGCGCTCGTAGTTGGAAACATTGCCCTGAGAAACATTGATCCCCTTCGCCATCACGGCCTGGGTAACGCCGAGCCTGGCCCGGATGTGTGCGATTGAGTTCATACGTGCTATATTAGTCTTACTAATGACCTTTGTCAACAGTCCGACTAATTGATGTTTATTAGCTTTCCTTATATTGTGCGACCTATGCCAGCCCTCCCCCTAAACCAATTCGAGCTCGCGGAAGCAGCGCAGCTCAAGCAACTCTTCATTGAGTGGCAACAAGCGCGCCGCAGCCAAGGGCTGCCGGCGTCCCAGGAAGCAGCCGCCAACCATCTGCAGTTCGGTCAAAGCGCGTTGAACCAATATCTCAATGGAAAAATCCCCTTGAATATCGACGTGGCCATCAAGTTCTCCAAATTGCTGGGGGTGCCGATCTCGGCGTTCAGTTCCACGCTGGCCTCGCACGCCGATGACTTCGCCGCAGCCAAGGATGCGATGGCGATGGCGACGGCGCGCGAGCATGATTTCGGCATCGTCGGCAAACGCATCACGATCGATGCGCAGCAGGCCGAGCACGTCCCCATCAAGAAGGTCAGCCTGACCCTGCGTGCCGGCGTCATGGGCTTCGAGGCGTCGCAGGAGGATGCCTCCGAAAGCACGATCGATCTGCCGCTGCGCTTCATCGAAGAAAACGACCTGGTGCCGCAGTGCCTGCTGGCCATCAGCGTCAAGGGCGACAGCATGTGGCCCCTGATGATCGAAGGCGATGTGGTGGTCATTAATATTGCCGACACCAAGCCCATCAACAACGAGTTTTACGCCGTCAATTTCGATGGCGAAGCCGTGGTCAAGCGCCTGGTGCGCGACGGCCGCGAGTGGTACCTGGCATCCATGAATCCGGACCCGGCCTACTACCGGCGCGCTTGCCGCGGCGGCGAATGCATCATCGTCGGACGCGTGGTGCGCCAGGAAGCGCGCACGCTGATGGGCCGCGTCTGAGGCCAGCAAGCAGCCAGGCCGGGGCCTCCCCGCGCCCTCCCCCAACCCCGACCCGCCCTGTGCGGGTTTTCTGTTTTATGCTCAAATAAACAACACTTTAGCGAAATATATCAGCTGGACTATTTACAAAAATCATTAGTCGGACTAATATAGTACCTGTCTCAACGATATGGGGAGCGCGCTGAATGACGGTAACGCAAACAATGTGGCACGGCATGAAACTGACGATGTTCGTCGGCGAGGGCTTCGACGAAGAGCTGACGCAACTGGCGGCGACGCGGGTCGATTGCCAGATGGCCGGCAACGAGGTGGTGAAAGTGACCTGTCCCCAGGGCGCCGACTTCATCGGTCATGACGGCACCCGCTTGCATCGGCCCGGCGGCTGGAATGCCACCGAGCTGTGCGATCTGGCGCGGCTGGCGGCGCACATCCGCGAGGCGTGCGATGAGCGGCGCTGCGCGCACGCCGAGCGCCTGGCCCATGACCGTTCAATGACAATGTTTGCATGAGTCAACCATGCGAGCGGGGAAACATGGCCCTGCGCAATCTGATCCGGCACGCCGATGCCATGACGGGACCCGATGTGTGGGACAGCGGCTACTTCCGCGGGCAGATCAGCACCATCGAAGGCTATCTGCAACCCGACCCTGAACTGCTGCAACGCGCCAAGGCCAGCATCGATCTGCTGGCGGCGCGCGCTGCGCATACGTTTCCGGTGGCACAAGCGCGCCACAGCGGCCGCATGCATGCCGGGTAG